CTCCCCTCATGCACCATCTCAAACTCGTCCGCATCCATCTCCCGCTTGTCCCGATAATACTTATCTTTTGGGTACGTCGGATTATCGAGAGAACTCATGTAGACGACCTTGTAGTCGGGGTCGCCATTCCGCCACTTCTGGACAAAATCGGTCAGGAACCAGTTCTCTCCATAGGGGGTGGTCGTTCCCAAGAGTCTCGCGTCGGGTCTATCCATACGACCCTTGACGGCCTTCCACGTTTCCAGTGAATAACTTCCGAGTTCGTCACACCAGATGACGGCGGGGTGAATCCCTTGAATGGCCGTTGGAGATTTATTCGTACAGAAGTAAATATCCGCATACGGTGTACGGTAGACCATATCTTTCTCGTGGAATAAACCCCTGAAGGCGGAGTGTTCCAGTGCGGGAAAGAGAGACGGGAAGACGTTGCGTCTCAGCGCTCCTTCGGTATATCCCACCACCATTGCATCTTCCCCAATGGATAGTTCTAACTGCTGCATCATCCAGAATGGCCCGAGAGAAGTCTTGCCCGACCCAGTTCCGCCACTGACAGTCAAGTGGGCAACATCGGAGAGTAGGATGACCTGTTGGGCAGGAGAGGGGTGAACGTAGATGTCTTCAACCCCATTCTCAACACGACTCTCCCACAAGGTGTGTGGTTTATCAATCAACCTAATCGGCACTAGTTTCCCTTATTGCCATACCCCGTGGCATATTGATACATCTGGTCTGCCCGTTCTTTCACTTCCGCGAAGATTGGATGAACGGTTTCGATGATACTTTCCATCGTGGCAATCTGCCGGAGGGCAAACTCAAAGTAGGCAATCCCCTCTGGACTTTCGGAGACAAGATAATTTGCGTTCCCTTTGTTGTGTTCGGCATCCAACTGGGCAGCCAACTCCTTGCGGGCTTCGCCTTCCGCATCCCAACCACGGTTAAGTTGTTCCATGCCCGCCTCTGCCGCGCCCATAATGGCATCCATTTCCAATGCAGTCATAACCTTCGCTTCACCACCAAGGTATTCAATAGAACAGTTCCCGTGCCGAGCACAAGCCAAGCAGTCATCGTTCATCTCAACTCCTCGTCTGGAACCGTATGGCGGGTCTGGAGCGAGTCGAACGCCCGTCGCTGGCTTTGGAGGCCAACTCAAACCGTATCAGACCCATCCTCCGCCCAGTGTCCGATAATGGCGTCGATCCGTCGCTGGACGATAACATACATACGAGGATCCCCGCCATAACACTCTATGACCCCTCCGCGAGTAATGCGCCATCGAATCCATGCTGTTTTCTTGTCGCCCGTTGAGAGTTTGAACTTGCCAGAAATGCGTTTCGTTGTCCTCTTGATGACTTCGATGGTGACATACAGGGGCATACAACCGCCTCGGTCGGGATTCGGAACCCGTAAATATCCCCCAATAAGGCCGGGGACCCATTTCATGCCTTCTCAACCTCAGACAAAAACTCTACGGTTTGCCACTTACGGTTATGAAGTTTTCCATATCTGCGATGAAACTCGCGATGACAGTCAAAACAAAAGGTAATGCCATTGTCTACTTCCATCCGCTTTTCAGGAAAATCGGCGAAGCAATCCATGTGGTGTCCAACTATCGCCCCGCCAACCCGCCCGCATTTCTGACAAGTATAACTATCATGAACAAACACGGTTTCACGCCATACCAAGTAATCATTACTTGTTCGAATGGACGCACTAATTGAGGTAATGCCCCCCTTCCAAGACGGAGATTCCTTCCCTTTCCGCCCGATAGTGCGAAGCCACCCCTCACTTCGCGGTAGAGTTTTCCCCGCAAGTGACATTTTGGCTCTAGTTTCTGCAGAAAGTTTTCGTCCTTTTAGTAGGGCACTAATCTGTGCCCCAAAACCCTCGGGAACGGATTTCCCCTTTTCCGAGGCAGAAATCTTTGCCCTCGTTTCTGGAGAACACGGTCTACCGCGAAGGCCAACAGATATTTTGGCTTTAGATTCGGGAGATTGGGGCCGACCCGTGTGCCAAAGAGCGTCTTTCGTCTTTTGTTCAACTGTTAAGTGACTTCCGAGCCTCACGCTCTCTCCGATTCTTCTTTTCTTGATTTTTCGTTCATCGCCTCTCGCGCTCGCCACTCATCTTCGCTTATGATGATAAATATTTGTCCGGGTCTAACCCCACTTGCGTTTTTCGCGCCGGTTAGTTCTTCGAGTTTCACCATTGTATCCAAAAGTTCCTTGGTATTTTTGAAGACCTCTTTTCCGTTCTTTGCCTCCATTACCTTTGCCTTCAGTTGGGCAATGACTTCCCTTCGAATATCGAGGACTTCGTGGATATTCTCTTCCTTGGCAATCTGGGCGACATCGGCAGTCACCTGAGACCGATAGGCATTCTCCCACAAGTCTTCTTTCGCCCACTCCTTGATGGATTCAAGAGGGACTCCCATGATTTGACTGCACCGTTCTAGGGTGCGTCCTTCTCCCAAGCGACAGAATTGGGTAAAGGCAGTCCTCCTATCAATCCGGTCATTCCCCGTGACAAAGGGAGAAGATACCGTTACCTCTTTCGTATCAAACGGAGCTTCGATTTCAGGGGTAAAGGGCACTTGTTTTACCTCCTGGGTGAGTGAACATACATCCTCCCTACCCAAATCTTCACCTACCCCACCCAAATCGCCTAAAACGGGCATATGGGATTGAGGAAGAAGTGAGGGTTTCTTGAGGAGGGGGGAAATCTTGGGTAAGGGAGGAATTGGAGGAAGGGGCTTAGCAGTTACTTTTGACTGTCGCAATGAATCGTCCGACCTACCTCCGGCCTCCCGGGCAATCTTCTCTTCTTCTGCCTTCCTCGGCTCATCATGCCAATCGTTCGGCCAGTTCATGCCATCAATGACCCCGGGAACAACGCCCAATGAAGCAGGTCGTTCATCCTCCTTGCCATCAAGCAGGCTTCCTACCCTGTTAGCAACCTCTTCTCGTTCATAAATAGTGGTTTGTGAACCATCAAAGGCAATGGATTGACTGCCTTCCTGAATGGCTGCCAGGTCAACGATCCGGGCAGGGGCAACTTTCTTCAATGGCTTCTTCGATTGCTTCACCGCATGAGTATAGCACAAATGTAACGGTTGTTACATGTAACACCAAAAATAAGGTCAGGTCCTTCGCCATAGTTCCCTTCTTCATCCACTCATACTAATCAATAAGACCATAGACCATCACCAATCCTCTACTCTGTATCACCTTCCTTATATGGTTCCCTCTTTGCCCTCCTCAACGTCTTGGTAAACTTGCTGATTGTGAAGAACGGCGAAGCAAATCTTCTTGATTACCTCTCGTATATTTCACGGAACTTTCTATTATTATGGTAGCATCATGCGTTAAGCATGGTGACTCTCAAGGGGAGGAAAGACAATGATTCACAAACCGCTTAGCAAGCGCACCGAGTATATCAATGGACGTATGCAACCATGGCTGGACAACTACCAAGAAAAGAACGGGCACGCACCGTCGGCGCTCGCACAAATAGACATGCACGACGCTTTCGCCATTATCTTCGACAACTACGAGCCGTACCGGACCTTGACACAAGCAGAAAACGCAATAGCCCTCTACATTCCATACACCGACAGCCCAGATGACTTGAGCGTCTGGGAAGCCCTGACATCTTGTATCGGATTCGACGAACAAGCAACACTGGTGGCGGATACGAAAAACTCGCACTGGGTTATTGTATTCACCGATAAGTCCCGGCTAGTCTATGGTGAGACAGGCTGGCGTAGCGAGTAATTCGTGAGCTGGAGACCCGCAAGGGTAGGCTCTGGGGAGGTATGGAGTGAATCAGACACAAGCAAGTAAGTGCGCACTTGACATTCAGACCGATACACTCATGAGTGAGGGCGTGTTTGCGATTCTGGGCAGCGATCACGTGTGCATGTTCAAAGACGGTTCAATGCTCTTGGACGCCAAGCAAGACGAAATCGGCGCATGGGTCGTCATGAAGCGCCACGGCTACAAATACTACGAGTTCCCGACCGCTGGAGCCGCGAAGACGTTTTGCTCCGTCAATCATTGCCCGTCCTCTGGACTGTTTGTCCGCGAGAACGGCAAGAGTTATCACGTGGTGATGTTCACTGGATGGGAGAGCGAGAACGGCAACCAGATGAGAGAACATCCGCGTTTTATCGAAGTTCAAGACATGACGGCTGCCGTACTAGCGGCGAATGAGGCCGAAGAAATCAGCGAAGACGACCTCGAAGCCGCTGCCGCTTTCATGAATAAGTTGTCTCATACGCTCGAACAGGAATAGGCGACACCGTGAGCGCCACTATCCAAGTTTTGCACAACGCATGGGGTCGTGCCATGCTCGATGACGATTTCGTTGCTGCCCGCAGGTGGAGAGAGGCACGCGAACGCCTGGAACTGTACGAGTCACGCCATGCCATGCACAATCCTTGTGCTCGGTGCCCTTGGACGAACTCGGAAACGTGCAGGACGTGTCCATTATCGGGCGTGAGAGTATGAAGACTTGGACGAAAGCCAGCGCAGATTTGCGCCTTTTTAACGGTCTTGTGCAGTCTCGCAGAACCACAGAGAGCCGCGACATCGGTATCTTCAAGGAGCGGCACCCTCTTTATAGTCATCGGTGGAGCATTCGCACCCGTCAAGACGGGGGCCGGTGGGGCCTTGATAGTGACTTCAACACCAAGCATGAGGCCGTCGAGTATGCTGACAAATGGTATAAGAACACCGGTGAGGGGGTGAGAGCATGAAAGAGCTCCTCAGTACCATAGGTCTTTGCGCCCTGTGCTGGATGATTTACCTCTTCATCGCAGTAATCGGAGCCGGGGACGACTGACCACCTCAACATAAGGCATCAACTAGGCCACTCGAAGGGGTGGCCTCTTCATATCCTGCCAATGTCAAATATCCTGTCGCCTTGCCATACTTGGAGACTTTTGACTGCCGAACGGTCAGAACTTGCCCATTTCTAGGCCCGTGGCGACAATCTCAAATACCTTGCCGTATGAATGGATGGCCTCTGCCAGAAATCACGTTAAACACCGCAAGACCGTGAAACTCTCCGGCCTCGGTCGTGCGAAGGTAAGGCTTGACTTCACGGAAAACGTGGTATACTGGTATTCGCGTACGAGTGACAAAGTACGGGCCGGTATGAGCGACAAAGTACGCACGGCAGTAGGAGTTTGAAGAGGTGGCGCCAAGAAGTGGCGCAAGAGGAGGTGTCCATGCTTACGGGAAAACTTAAGTGGTTCAAGCCGAAAGAGCAACCGAAGAAACCCACGACGATAATTTCTGACCCCAGTTTCTGGGCTATCGTCTTCGCGTGGGACGCGAACGATCAGGAATTGGCCTATGAGAACTTCGAAAAAGTGAGGGAGGAGAACTTTAACGACGGAATTGAATATGCTAAAGACACGGTGAACGAATGGCATCGGCCATAAAGGAGAGTGTCCATGGGGTGGATTAAGAGTACAGATGGAAAGCGAATGGAGTGGTTCCCCGATGAACAGTTCCAGCGATTCTTGCAGGAGCAGGGGTACAAGTGGGAACGAAACGGAGACACAATACGGTATTGGCGGGAAGTAAATAACCCCACCTCCACGGTCACGAAGCATGAAGGGTGGATTGCCATCGAGCCCGAGGGGAACGTAATGATTGTTGATTCGCATGTTGTTTTTCCTGCGGAAGGGGTACTCAGAAGGTCATACGGCCCTCCGGCGATTGCTGCGCACATCACTTGGGAGGACTAGATGAGTGAGCCAAATGTGAGAATCGATGCACCAGAAATCAGGAATCCGCGCCGGCCCATTATTCCACGGGCGGAACGAGCCAGAAGGTCGTGGTCATGGTGGATCCAGGCAAGCGCCTTAGAGGGCTGGGACAGACTACCAGAGTTCGAGGCATTCCAAAAAGCAGGGTTTAGCCTCCTGAAAGCCATCGACAAAAGAGTGAAATAATGGGGCCGGAGGTTACATGACAGAGGAAACGAGAGTAAAAATGTCCACTAGTCATATGGGCCACAAACCCTCTCCCGAGACCAGGGGAAAAATGTCTGCGAGTCTTATGGGAAATACGAACGCTCTTGGCTACATTCAACCGGCTGAGGTCAGGGCGAAGAATTCCGCATCGAAGATGGGACACCCCGTATCCCCTGAAACACGGGCAAAGATGTCTGTGGCGGGCATGAAAAGGACGGCTTCTCCAGAAACGCGGGTCAAAATGTCCGTAGCGAAAATGGGGAAAACTGGCGCCTTGGCCAATCGCTGGAGGGGCGGAACGCAAATGTTTGTGGCCAGAGAACACGCCAGACGCCGTACTTATGGGTTTGTTGCGTTGAATGAACCATTTGATGGTTCTGAGGGGCATCACGTTGATAATGAGCAAGTCATCTATATGCCAAAAGTCCTGCATCGTAGTATCTTTCACCGTCAAACTGACGGATTAGGCATGGCACAAATAAATGCCATCGCCTATAATTTCTTGTTCAAGCAAGAGGTAAAAGCCGCAATGGCGGCAAGGGAGTGTGCCCGTGCCTGAGAACGAGATTGTACCGGTTAGCGGCATTGATGCGGCAACAGTCGAGACGGTGTTGGTCGGCGGCGATTTATCCAAATTGACCCCGCCGCAGAGGGTATCGTACTATAGTGCCGTCTGCAAGAGCCTCGGACTGAATCAACTGACCAGACCGTTCGATTATCTTGTCCTGAATGGAAAAATGGTGCTCTACGCCCGCAGGGATGCGACCGACCAGTTGCGTTCCATCAAGGGGATTTCCATCGTTATCACCAGCAGAGAAACAATCAGCGATGTTTATATCGTGACGGCGCAAGCCAGCGAGGGCGGGCGCACGGACGAGTCAACGGGGGCGGTCTCTATCAAAGGACTCGCCGGGGACGCCCTTGCCAATGCCATGATGAAGGCAGAGAGTAAGGCAAAGCGCAGGGTGACCCTTTCTATCGTAGGCCTAGGGCTGTCCGATGAATCCGAAGTGGAGACAATCCCTGGCGCAAAGAAAGTTGAAGTCAGCGCAGAGACCGGGGAGATTCTCGAGGCCGACCTGATTACACCCGAACTCGAAGAAGATGTCCATCGGGAAGTGGATACCGCCAATATTCTTCCTGGCGCGACCCTCAAGGAGCTGGTCAAGTCCATGTACGACGTGGCGGGAACCTTGAAGAAGACGACAAAAGACGTCCATACCCTATTCCATGATAGGTTTGGTATCGACAAATATACCGAATTGAATGAAGACCAAGTGCGGCAGATTATCGTCCTGTTGGGTTCATGAGCGACCAAGAGAATATCCAGTGGATTATCGACCGGATGGCTACGATAGTCGAACAGATGAAAAAGATGCAGGAGAATATCGCGTGGCTTATTGGTCAATTGATGATGTTGGAGGAGAAGAAGAGATGAGGCGGGGAATGGCACACAAGTGGCTCGTTCTGTATTATCATGGCCCCAAGCCAAAGACGATTGTTGTGCGGGGCATCCCAGTTACTCCGTCTGAGGATGGGTTGAACATTGCTAACTTCCTGTCAACCTCAGAAACGGGGGTATTCAGGGCGTTCCGAGAGTCAATCAAGTTCGGGGATATTGAAAAGGGCAGTAGAATCAAATACATTGGCTACATGGATTCTGATGGGGGTGGATATGGACGAACTATCCGAAAATAGGTGTGGGTTCTGTTGGCCCGTTGCCCGCTCCAATTGCGGCGAAGTCGATTGTGCCGATAGGGCGGGTGAGAGACAATGAGCCAATATACGTATCCCGCGAAGGGGGTTATCCCCAACCCAGAAGACCTTTGTATGTCCCATTGGCCGAAGGCGGGCGACCTTGTAGAATGGAAAGACCCTAAGTCTAAGAAAACACTGCGGGGAAGGGTGGAGATTTGCGACCCCCACCGTATGCTTGTGTTTCTGTTTGATCGCTCATTCATTGGTCACCATAAATGGGTCGGGTATGGGGAGAATATCGCAATCAAGCGGTCATTGCCGCCCCTAGAGGGCGAAGAAGGATTTCACCAGATTGAGGCAGCCCTTTCTGAAATCGCTGTCGCGGCGTTTGACGCGGGGCCGCACATGACGAAAGACGGAGTTATGGAAATTAGTTATCCGCCCAGGGGGCTAAAATGAGCGGCATCAATGACTGTGTCCAGCGAATGTGGGCACATATCCATGTCCAAACGGAATCTGATTGGGACATGATAGACGGGGAACTTCACGCCGCCCTTGCCATTGCCCGTACCGAAGGGATAGAAGAAGCAATAACAAGAATAAAGATGTCGAGCGATGACGGTATCAGCCAATTCGGGGGAGTAGTAATGCGTGGCAAGACGGTTGGGGATAATGCGGTCTATATTGTACCCGCCTCTGTTCTTGATGTCAAGGGTGTAAAATGAAAGACGGTTGGCTTTCTGTCAGTGAGGTCATCTCCTTTCCCGACAAACCGTTCCTCATGAATTGGGCACGGAAGTTGGCTCTGGCAGGACAGGATCACAATCGTGTCAGTCTGTTGGGCCGCTACGCAGGACGCATTATGCACTATGAGTTCCAGAGACTTTATGCCCCATGTGATGACCCCATGCCGAAGGATGTGGTAGAAGCCTATTCCGACCACGAAGCCGTGGAACACGGGGGTACGGCGTGGGGAAAGTTACGGGCATGGGCAAACTTGTACGGCTTTGAGACACCGAAAGGTCGGGGTCAGGTGCAGGTAGAGATTCCTATTGAAGACCCTTCTCTCATGGTGCGCGGACGCATGGATTGTATCGTTGGGCCATGCCTCTTTGATTGGAAGTCCTCGAAGCACCTATACACCGAGAGTCTATTGGAACTCGGCGCATATGACCTGATTTGGTCACACCTATATCCCGATAAGCCGTTTGCGGTATGGACAATCGTCCAATGTTCTCATGACAACGATATTCCTGCGGTAGAATACGGTTTCGAGGAGTCGGATATAAAAAACGCAGGGTTGACCTTTGCAAGTATGGTGCCTGCGGTCAGGGCGTACAGAGAGTTTGAGGCTACGGCGTCCAAAGTGATTGCCGGAGGGAGGAAAGCGTGATAAACCTGTTCGGCCTTGTCATTTTGACAAAGAAGGAAGTTGTCCAACTTGCAAAAGAGGAACGGAGTCTGGGCTATGGTGCTGGACTGAAATCGAAGTGGCGGGCGAAGAAGAAGACTCTCGAATGGCAAAATGGTACGCCCGACAACAAGGCCATTCCACTTCCCGTAGAAGAAGAGGAACGACTGAGGAAAGAGATTGCGGAGAGTATTTTTACGACGCCACCAAGCGTCTATGGGGATTCCCTTCCCGTCAAAGATGTTCCGGAAGTTACGGTTCATATCGGAGATGTTGGGCCGGTTGAAACGGGAACTGTGACCGACAACTTGCACTATACATAGAATCGGAGTATACTGTTGGGGCGGCTAGTGTGGAGTGATCCCCCACATGAACCCGAACCCAATCTCGGGGGCCGCCACTTTCAGACAGATTGGGAAGGGTTGGGTGAAAAACATGAACGGAATCTTAGACAACCACTGTCACCTCAAGGGGCATACCGTTATCGTCAGCGATTGCGAAACGTGTCTTAGTGAGCGCAAATGCGACCCCGTTTGTTTGTATCGTGGCTTTGTGTGGGGAAGGCCAGACGAATGGAGACCCCTATGGGTACACCGCTACGAAACCATGCGGAAACGAGTGCTGGCGTTTACCATGCACAACGCATGAAACCCGACGGCAAGGGGCCATGGGTTGCCCTCTATCGTAAAACGGGGAGCAGCGACACGTTCCTTTCCCTTAGTTGCGCTGAACGGAGCATCTTCCTCCAGTCGCTATTCCTCGCGGCAGGAACAGAATATGATTGCCTCTATCATGGACGCACCTATCGCCTCCTTCCAGGACAGTTTGTGACGACCCTAGACGACCTTGCCAAGAAGTGCGGGCGAGGTTGTTCCATTAAGATGGTGCGCCGAACGCTTGACAAATTAAAAGAGGCACAGACTTGGGCAGACAACAGGGTAAGTAAAAGGGCAGACGCCCCGCACCTTGTAGCCTTCTCTAATTGGGCTTCCTACCAGTTGGGGTACGGACATAGGGCAGACGAAAGGGCAGACGATAGGCACACCCTAGGTCAAGACGAATGCCAACAAACGCTGTCTGGCATTGAAGATTTTTCCAGTAATAACGTATTAGAGCGTATTAGAACGAAAGATAAAGATACAGATTGTGGGGTATTGCCAACCTTGGCAACGCCTGACGGAACAGAAGAGGTGATGGCATACCTCAATGAAAAGATGCACACCAAACTGAGGGAACCCCACGACCTTCCTGCTCGGTTGAAGGACGGATATACGGTCGAGGACTGTAAGAAGGTCATCGACATCAAGTATGCCGAGTGGCATGGGGGGGAACACGAGAAGTATATCCGGCCCTCCACTCTCTTTCGCAAGGGGCACTTCGATGAATACCTCAATCAATCGACCGTCATCAAAGATACCTTTCTCCATTTTATTGAAGGGAAATCAGACTTGGACTGGCACCTTCTTCCTGAGAGCGACCAGTACGCGCGTTCTTGTCGATTGCTTCTCGCTTTCAAGGAAGCGGAGAACTCTGGCAAGGTCGCCTTTACCAAACAGGACTACGATATGCGACAGATTGCCTTGGGCATCAAATCCGATGAAACACATATCCTTATCAGGGGAGGGGGGAGATGACTGACGGCTTACTTTCCGAGGGTATTCACGGCTTCATATCTCGACTCTCGGAGATTGCTGGGAATATCAGTGTCCTTGAACCAATGGTACGCGAGGAACTTGGCCACATGGATGACCAGACCTTCTGGAAATCGGTCTGCCACAACATCATCTCGGATACTCTTGAAACGGTCAAGGAGGGGACGCACCTGTATCAGTGTCCTTGGCGGAACCGAGATGTGTTCGACAGTATCAACAATCCGCACCACTACATGATTGCGAAAGATGCGAGTACCCCAGAGCGGATGGTGGAAGTGAAACCAGAGATACTTGTGAACATCGCACGACTAGCAAGATTTTCTATGAAGTGTCCATATGCGAGTACGGAACGGTGTCCGCGAAGAAACTTCAGATTTTTGTCCGACAAAGAGCGGGGAGAACGAGAACGGATATGACGCTTGACTTTTTCACGGAATGAGAGTATACCACACAGTACCGAAATTGGGGAGGTGAAGGATGCCTTACAAAAAGAGACCGTGCGAACGGTGCGGCCAAGAGTACCGGCCAACCGATACGGGCCAGAAATGGTGTGCGGCATGCAGACCTCGGGGTCGCGCAAAAGTTCATCCCCTCTGCGTTGGGTTTGCAGAACGCCCCGTGAGTATGGGAAGCGGGAATCCCCAGTTGTTCCTCTGGGATTTTCAACATTGTGGTGGCCATGTCCGCGATATTGTCCAATTCTTGTGGAAGGAGTCGAGACGATTGAATCACCGGACTACCGCCGTTATTAGAACCCGCCAGTCAACTTGGGTTGTGGACGTAGTACAGACAGATACGCGGATTGGACATTTCAGAAGGGTTTGGTCACGCAAGGAATTGAGGGAGGAAGATATGGGGAGAGACGAGATTGAGGGGGTGTGATGTGGCCGAAGACACGGTCGAACGGGCAATTGCAGACTTGAAGGAACTGATGCGGGAAGCCGAAGAGAACGGCCTGATGCTGCTGGCACGCCAACTGTCTAGAATTATTGAGTCGATAGACTCTCTTATCTCCGCCGTCCATGCCAAAGGCGTGGCAGAGGAGAGGGAGCGTTGGACTAAACAAGAGGCGATGAAAGATGAGCGCAGATGACAAGGCAAGGAGTTCGGCCTATGACAAGGAGTACTACGCTACCCATCTCAATGAAAGAAAGGCGGTTAATCGAGCATGGAAAGCGGCACATCCAGAAATGGTGAAGGCGAAGATGGAACCCTATCGCGCCGAGCATCGAGAACAAGCAGCACTCGCTAGAAGAGAATGGAAAGTGGCTCATCCAGATAGCATCAAGATACGGAGAAAGAAGGATAACGCTGCGCGTCGTGTGTTGGGTTTTGTTCCACTTAATCAACCATTTGACGGTTGTGAGGGGCATCATATTGACCAAGAACGCGTTGTCTACATTCCTAAGGAACTCCACAAAAGCGTTCGGCACAGCGTATGGACGGGGCAGAATATGGACAAGATTAATTCCGTTGCTTTGCAATGGGCGTTTGTTCCCGCCTCCGTCCTCGCCCCAAAGGAGAAGCCATGAAATCGTGGCGCAAGGTATGGTGGACTGCTTTCCATATCGGATATTGGGAAGGACACCATCAAGGTTATAGTGAGGGATGGGAAGAAAAGCAAGAACAACGAGCAGATTATGATGCAGACATTATGGCGGGTATCGAGTATGATATGTGGCGAGAGCAAAGACTTGCTCTAAAGGTTTCCGTCCTCGCCCCCGACACAAAGGAGGAATAATGAACAAAATCAAACGGAATGTAGATGCTAAGACATTAGAGGAAATTGTCAGATGTGGTGATTGCAGTAATGGAAAACCGTATGGTGACAAGCAGCAATGGCGAAAGTGCAAGTTGATGGCGGGCCTGATGGAAAATCATGAGTTCTGCTCCATGGGTGAAAGGGAGGTCGCCCCCGACACAAAGGAGGGGAAATGACCGCAGAGGAACAGCGTCAGATTCAGGCACAAGCAATTTTAACGGTGAGTCTTGAGATTGTTAAGGTTCCTGCCGTGCTCGAAGCGATTACTGACCTTATGGTAAATGGTCAGAGCGCGACCTATGAAAGTTTTCACCATAAACTTGCCGTACTTGTTGCCACAGTAAGGGCAGAGGGGGCAGAGCAAGAAAGGGCGCGTATTGACGGACTTTCCTACAACGTCCACGAGGGGATGTGGTGCAGTGTGGCCGACCACCTGATTGACGCCGACAAGGTTTACGGCCTATGCGTTGCGGAAGACCTTAGAATCATTCGCTTGTCCGACTTCTCTCCCGACACAAAGGAGGGGAAATGAGAGTCACGACAGAACAATGGCGTAAGATTTTGAAGGCGATTGATGATGGCGATTTGGCGGAACTTATTGGTGATATGCTGGACGACGCCTACGATGAGGGCAAGCGGGACGGGGTAGAAATTGGTAGAGACAAGGAGACGCCATGACCGACGATCTTATTGTTGGCAATATCACGATTCCTGCCGAGCAACGTCAACCCTGTGAAGTGTATTCTAGGGTCGTAGGGTATCTGAGACCCGTTGCCCAGTGGAACAAGGGAAAACAGAGCGAGTGGACCGACAGAATACCGTTCAGGGTCAATACGCCAAAGGAGGTCAAATGAGGGTTACGCACCGGCATCGTGAAACGCGGAAGTCCAAAGTCCTCAAGATTCCCCCCTATCACGTTGTCTATCCGCCGATTACGGAACTGATGGTACAGGAAATGGCAAGAGCTTATGAGAGGTCGTTGCGGTTTATCGTAGAGAATCTGTTCAGGGAGGTCTCATGCAAATAAAGTTTCAGGCAATCATCGCAGCGACAAGTAGCGCTTTCAAGGTGGGTGATGAAGGTGCTTCAAGGTTATCCCTTGATATCCCCGTAACAGAAATGGCATCTATTTTGCGCCTCATTGCATTTGGACGCGGGAAAGAATTAAGCATTACCGTGGATATTGAGGGAACAGAAGACTAGCGTGAACTACAAGAAAAAAATCTGTTTGATTTGTGGTTGTGAATACCAACCAACAGACGGCAAGCAGAAATGGTGTTTGGTTTGTGGGCCAGAGGCGCACAGAAATGTACAGAAGAAGCGCAACAAGGAATACTATGCAAAGAACAGAGACGCGATTTTAGTTAGCAGCCACATCTACGGAATGGAACATAGGGCCGAGAAAAAAGAGCACAATGCAGCGTATCTCGCCGCCAACAGAAAGGAACTGAATGAGGCGTGCCGTAAATATCGTCTTGCCAATCTAGACAAGGAAGTAGAACATCACCATCGCTGGAATCTCGAACATCCAGGGGCGAGTGCGGTTACCGCCAAACAATGGAGAGAGGAGAATCCAGGGCGAGCAAATGAGCTACACAAAAACTGGAAACTAGAACACCCCGAAGAGGCACGACAGATGGCCTTAAGGCATGCCCATAAGCGCCGCAATCTTGGCTTTGTTTTGCTCAATGTTCCATTCGTCGGTTGTGAGGGCCACCACGTAGACAATGAGCAAGTCATCAATATGCCCAAAGAGCTACACCGAAGCATTTACCATAGGCAAGATACCGGACAGGGCATGGCAAAGATAAATGCGATCGCCTACAACTTCTTGTTCAGGCAGGAAGTAGAAACTGCAATGATTGACATCGAGGAGGCGCACAATGGAGAAACGTGAAACCGTAGAGGAAATGCTGGAACATATTTCTATTGAACTGATGGACGCGAACATTTTAACCGCCATGAAGATGCTACATGATACAACCCGCAGTTATTCCGATAGGGAGAAAGACTATCTTGACGAGTTCGCCGACATTCCTTTTAGCGAAGAAGAGGATGACGAGGACGACGAGAAGTGAATCTCTTCTGGTTTCTAGTTATTGCCCTTGGCTCTGCCCTCATCGGATTTGAGTTTGGGAGATGGTGGGAAGAGAAGTGAAACGTCTCGTTTCCCAATCGGTCATTGATGCGAGTGATGCCCTTCTTGCACGAATTGACGCCAAGAGGAGACTCAAACGCAAAGTGTCCGGTGAGGTGGTCGAGGTGGAAGTCATAGATAAGCCCGTCAAGGTAAGGGGCAAGCGGAAGAAGTCCGACCGTACCAAGCGCATTGAGTTGTTGGATACCCTTTTCTCTGAGGCCATTCGATTGAGGGATGATTTTACCTGTCAGAAGTGTGGACACCAGAACAAGTCGGCGCAGACAGCCCATATCTGGACGCGCAATAACTATAGCACAAGGTGGGATATGGAGAATGCTCTATGCCTCTGTTATATGTGCCACATCAGGGGTTTCCATTCTGCCCACCGAGAACCAGCCGAGTTTATGGAATGGGTACATCAACGCATGGGAGATGAACGGTGGGAGGAACTCAGGGCGCGATCCATGAACACGGTCAAGGTCAATGATATTTTCATGGACGAGACAGAACAACGATTGAGGGAATATCTAGGTAGCAACTTGCGCTAGTCAAAACTTGTGCTAGAATATGGATACCTTCCCAGGTCGGGCGATACTTCGGTGTCGCCCATTTTTATACCTAGATGTGATTCTAGCCCCGTAGCGATGATTTGGGGGGTATAGACGTACCTGAGTAGGGTCAGATTGCGGAAATGGCACATAGACGTATATGGTGCATACGTCCCCGCAGAAAATGTGCAAATAGCGGGAGCAATGTGCAGATAGGGCGGTTCCTTGACACTGGTGTGCTGAACTGATATAAAATATCTCTTCTGCCAACGGCGATATCAACCATGAAACGGTGATGTTATCACCAAATGACGAGCCATCAAGTACCCATCAAGTAAATGCGGAAGCCGCCCTAGAAAAGCGACGGCTTGGGATCTACTTCCACACTTGGCGGATGAGGCTGTTCCTGGCTGAGGCGCTCCGGTAGACCCATTTAATCTCCTAGTGGGAGAACCAGGTTGAACTATTCAGTATTCCTTAACTGTTCAAGAGACTCTGTACGGTGCCCACAGGGTCGGGAGCCCACCTCGCCTTGCACGAGGGAAGGAACCACTCGGATTTGTACGCACCATCGCCGAGGGCAAGGAACTGGCTGGCATCTAGATTTCATTCACTAACGTGAACATCATGCCGGAGACCGTCGAGTCTTATTCTAGGGCATCCGGTGTGGCTTGGGGGTAAGCCAGCCTGTTCGGCATAACTCCCATCCCAGTTCAGGAAGGAACCGGAATCGATGAGAAATACCTTGTCGGCCTTCAGCATGGACTTCCCCTCTTTCGTGGCATGGAGGCGGTAGCGGTCAATCGGAGCGGCAGCTTCAAGATGATTGTGTGCCCCGACCAGAAAGTCGGCTCCCTCGAACAGGTCGGTCAACTTGTACACCCTGTTCAGTTTTCCCCCAGGAGTAGCACCCCCGCCCGTCGTATGATGGAAGTAGCCAGTGTAACTTATCCTTGAGCCTTCCCATTCCTTCTCACCGTTCTTGCGGGCGTTATGTCCTACCCCGATATGGAGAACTGCGGAGAAACCACAGTACGGAATCGACAAGTCATCGCACAAGTCCTCAATCAAGTCGCATCCAGCAAAACGCACAAGGCGTTGCTCGTGATTCCCGACAACCGCCCCAACGATAAGGTCTTTCACGGGCCGCAATCTATCCCGTAAGTAGTGTTTTGCCTCTCGCAAGTTCATGTTGCAGTCAAACAAGTCTGATACCCCGTCTTTCGTCACCGTATCGTAGAGATCGCCCATAAGGAAAATATATGCTTTTTCACTTTTTGCCCAATCCAAATATCCCTCAAACTTCTTCAAGTCAGATTGAGCCGAGCCACAATGCACGTCTCCTATTGGCAGAAGATAGACAAAGTTTCTCTTATCGGTTATCTCGATAAGGCGCATTACGTCCAATCCTCCGTTAGGTATGCGCCAGCCAAGAGATTGATTTCAGTCATATTCCTCCCCGTCCACACGTTGTGTGAAACGCTTTTGTGCATCTCTTTGGGAATGTAAATAACGTCAGTCAGATTGATGTGGTGTCCCTCGCAACCGTCAAACGGGGAATTGAGGGGGTTAAAGCCCAAAACTCTCCGCTTGGCTTTCATCTTTCTCATGGCAAGACTGTCATTTTCGGGATGTTCCGTATGCCACTTCTCATTAGTTGCGCGGGCCCTTTCGGTCGTTCCGTACATCCTCATCCTTTCGGGATTCGCTATTGCCCACGCCTTGCCCGTGACGGCTTTTTGTTCTCGCGTGACTAACGGGGCGCACCCTGCGCAATATTTTTGTGCCGTTCCCGTCGGAAAGTATTGTCTCCCACATCGGGAACACGTCCTCGACACGGTCCCAATTGGTCGATGGTGATAACAGCGATCACGGTTGGCCGCTACCTTGTCGGGATTAGCGGTTCGCCAAATCTTCGATGTTACCTTGGCGATTTCCTTTCGGGCGAGCGGGGCGCAAGCGGGACAATACCAACTACGCGACCCACTGGGAACATATTCTATCCCGCACCTACGACAGTGTTTTGCCCGATACATTCTTCCTCCCCTTCCGTTCGACAAGAGCCTTAACCATGACCTCTGCAACGAGATATACGTTCGTCTCGTCATCGAGGCAATCAGTCAAATACTGAAGGCAATGGAATAATTCGTGGGCTATCGCTACTCGTGTCTTGTACTGCGACATTTTCTCTTGAATCATAACTTCAATTTGCTGATACCCCCCACGCTTCTTCGGCCAGAGAGTTAGTCCTTCGGGTATTTCCCCGACAGGTTCCGCTTTGTCAGCATATGGTTTGAGTAGAGCCTTCGGAACCTTCTCAACCTTGATGACAACGGTCATGACTTATGCCACTTCATCATTTTGCCTCCCCATACTAGGATAGTTTAGTATACCACAATTTTCTTGACAGTGCAACTAGGGTCGCTTGGGAATGATAAGATGCGGCCGTACTGTGGATGGTGTTGGACGAGATGTCGGGCCGGAAGGGGGCGCGGTTTGAGCCGGGAATAACCACTTCTTCGCTTCGAGGTATCCCTTGACGGGTGCGGCAGTAACGTATCCCCCAAGTTCAATGATGAATCCCGCAACTGCCTTCCAGTTTCCCTTTGATGCGGACGAGAAGATGTTTTTGATAATCTCGAAGGGTTGGAGGGCGACGGGTGCACTACCCCACGTCATTCCCTGCAATCCCTGGGTGATGTATCTTCCAAGGATAGGAATCATGTTCTCGATGGCCGAAAGCGCCACATATCCCCACCAGGTATCGTACCACTTACCCGCATTGGGATTCTTCTCGCGTCCGCGACTTATCCTATCGGCAAGGCGCATGACGAGGGCGACCCCGACGATGGTGAACAGGAGTTGGCGGAAGGCGCGATGTGCTGGAACCTTTCCCTTTGCTGCACCTCTCCCGAGATAGTTCAGATAATCCGCCGCCGCAGTCGCTTCTCCCGTAAAGGCCGTAAAGATGCGGGCAATCTCAGACTGCTTGTAGACATCCGATTTATCTTCCACGAGTTCGGAGGCATGGGTGGCGAGAATCGCACGCTGTACCTCGAAGGCGTTTTCCTCAATCGTTCGTTCGGGATGTTCGCGTGTCGCCCGTGCCAGACCTCCGATTGCTGCCGAAGCAATATCTGTTGTATCGGCAATGCGGAAGGTGACATTCTCCCAATCTCTGAGTTTGGAAACGCCCCTCTGCCAGTTCTTTTCTAGGTCTGACATCGTGACCTCTGCCTCAGTACGAATGGGGTCAAGAACACGGTCATAGAGAACGGGCATGAACTCCTTGATAACTCGCATTGCCGCATTCGGATTACTGATGAGTTTTACTGTTCCGTATAGCATCGTTTCTGGCCCGAACTGACCCATAGAGGTCATATAAGATGCACCCGCCGTCACCATCTTGGATGCACGGAGTGCCAGAATGGAGCAGGATACCGCGAGTCTGCTGTTGCGGATGACTCGCTCAAGTTGTCTCCATTGTGGAGGAACCGCTTGAAGTCCGAGTGCGCCCGCTGGATTACCTAAGTCTTTGGCATACTGGAGAACAGACCGGTATCCCTCCCGCCCCATGCGGATTGTGAACGCGTCCTTGACGTGAACGTCCTTGACGATTTGCAAGATGTCTTGCGATACTCCTTCTCGATGAATGAAGTCCGTCGTCTGGCCGATGTAAGAAATAAATGTGGCAATGGGGTCTTCCCTTAAGGGAATAGCCGAACGGGGAACACGGGACTTTTCCCAGTCCTTCGTTGTCGAGTTCTGTACCCAACCCCTATCAATAACATCTTGATGTAGGAGTTCAGTTGCGCCCCTCCCTTCTGGTTGACCCACAGTATCCCCCCGTTCGAGTTCGATGTGGACGTAGTTCTCCAACTCTGGCAAGGACTCTCCGTTATGGCTATACTCATAGGCCGCATTGACCGCAGGCCAAGAACCGCCATAATCGTCTATCATCATATTGGCGACATCCACTTCTTCGGGGGTCATACTCTGAATGGCCTGTGCGATTGTCTCTTCGGTATACTTGTTTCCTGCCATCAGGTGATACAGGTTGTCCTGCCGCAGGGAGTTGATTGCCACAAGGAGGACTTGCGCCTGGGTCACAACTTGACCATTCGGAAGTGTCCTTTCCACGTTATAGGTCTTCCCTGTAATCCCGTCTTTTGCGATGCGTTCCGTAATACGTTCCTGAACCGTGCGAACAGAACTACGGACGGCGTTCTCCATCTTGATTGCATTGTCGTAAAGAGTAGTCGTGATTGTTCCGTCCTTGAACCCATCGAGTTCTTGGAACTGCCAGACCTTTCTTCCTTTCTCATCGGCAATCCACTGAATATCTTCCTTGAGTTGATTGGAGCGAACACGAACGTGAGACTCTTCCCCGACATTGGGAATACTCGAAGGTTTGACGCTCGTCAATATCTGTGCGGTAATGGCATCTGCCGTCTTATTGAGATATTCTGTCCGAGCGAGTTTCATGGCGTCGCGTTTCTCTATCCCAAGATCACGGAGTGCCCGTACCTTTGCTTCAAGTTGCCGAAGGTCGGGAAGCGAAATCTCCTGTTCGGAAGGAACGGCCGGACGCTGGTTGACGTGTAATCCAACCCTCTCTGCCAACATCGGAAATTGGGTAGAGGATTCTTTCTCGAATAACTTCTCTGTACCTTTCACGCCAGCAGTTGCAGTCTGAACCGCCCTTCGTTCCTCGGCGGTCTTGATGGAGACTCCCTTGATACTCGCAATCAACCTTGCCCGCTCAGCAATATCCTTTGCCTTGCGTTCGGCCTCGGCACGCATCCATTCCTGCGTCTTCAAGAGGTTCTTTGCCCGCTCCTTGAGTGCCGCGATAATTCGTTCTGCCTGTACCTTCTTCTGGGCAAGGGCAAGGTCTTCGCCAAACTTCTGACCCTCCATTGCCTTCTTCGCCTTTGCCATCAATTCCTGACCGTTCTTCTCAATCTGTTCCTGCGTCTGTTCTTTCAGGGCCGTGAACTTCTCGGCAGTAATCCGTTTGGCCACCGTAGATGCCTTTCCTCTCGCCATCTGTTCTGCCAAGACCTTATCGTTGTATTTCTTGACGGCATCTGCCACCATTGCCTTGCGTTTGTCCAATGACGGCATATTCTCAATTTTGTGATATGCCTTCCAATGCAACGCATTTGTTGGAACCTTTGCGGCAACCATCGCTTGATAGAACTCGTCTATTATCCGTTTGGTAATCCCACCCGACTTCTTGGCGGCAGTAACCCTGTCAAGGGCCGCGGTGATGCGACTGATAGTATTATTATCCGTTGGGATGGTATTACTCGTTCCCTGCGTGGCAGAGGGTTCAACGGCGGTATTCAGGGGAGCAACTTCCTGACCCGTCAATCCTGTCTGACCTGCGGGAAGGGGGGCGATATTGGTGATGGAGGGTTGATTTGCCAATCCCTTATCTATGTGATACGATGCAACAACTGAACCGACCGCATCCCTCTTTCCCCAACGAAGACTCACATCAATGCCATTGTTGTCTTCTATCCTTGTGACAACAATTCCCGCCCTCGCAGGAATAATGCTTGCATCTGCCGATTCGTTGGCAATTCCCAAGATGTCTTGTTCTGATGGAACCTTCTTGGTAATGACAACGTCGATGGGTTCCCCATACTTGGAGGGACTTGCAAACCTTCCCACTTTCGGAACGATGGGTTGAACTACCGCACCTTTCTCGGTAGATGGGGTAATGGGTATTGTCGTTTCTACAACAGGTGCGGCTTGTGCGGGAACCCCTCGCACAGTCGGAGTTTCAATGGGGGGAACGGAACCCGCAGGGATTTCCGACTTCGAGATTCCATATAGTTTCCCTTGTCCATCTTGCACAACGATTCCATTATGGTTCACTCCGTCTCTCGTGGTGAAGGCAACTTCGTGAACAGTAGTCCTTAATCCTGTCGTGGGGGATCTCTCACCCCAATCGGATTCCTGAACTGACGGTGCACTGATATTCGGAGAAACGATAGGGGCGGGAAGTGCTAATTGGGCGGGAATATGAAGATGTACCTTCTGCGTTGGCCCCGCAGGAATGATGTTCCCCACAGGAACCGCCTTCGGGATTTCCGCAAGGGCAGTGGAAGGTTTCGCTACCGTGACGGGTTGACCGACGGTAGTAGCCTTGGTTGTTGCCTTACCAACGGGAACGGCAAGACGTTTCCAACTACCCGTACTTATCTCTGAACGCAAGTTCTGGAAGAATATCGTTGCATCTTTCTCCACACTATCCGCGATTGCTTGTGTCGGATGTTGTGCCGAAAGAAGTGGAATCAAGATGTTAGCGAGAGCAGGCGGGGGTTGGGGTAATGCGTCTCCAATCGCCAACAAAAGTTGAGTCATGTTCCCCACACGAGTTCCCGATTCGGTTAATGTAGAATTGACAAATGACGTTATCGCATCCGTTGATATGGCTGGAACATTGGGTGCGGTGGTGCTGGCGCGAAGACCCGCAATCATGTTATTGATTTCATCGCCAGTCATATCCCAACCGGCGCGGGTAACAAGTCCACGGATCTCATCATCGGAGAACTGTTTCATTGCGGAACTGACGTTTTGCTGGATATACCCCAATGTCTGGTTCGCATTACGAGAAGACGCAAGGGCGGCTTGTATGTCTTCCGTGTACTGATATCCCGATGTGGACTGTACCAACTGTTCTGTCTTTTGTTGACCCAATTCTTGACCCAGTTGCAGGTCATGTTGGCTCAATTCCGAAACCGCCTTGCGAGTTCCGAGAGAGTTCGCGACCACGGCAGAGAGAAACATGACAATACCGGTGAGTATGCCGCCAACACTATAGAACATCTTGTTGATAGTATCGTTCTTAACGGAGGGGTCATTCCACGGGGCAAGATATACCTTATTGCCACCAGCGTCCGTTGTTCTTTCCCAGTTAAGATGTGGGTTTTCATCCCCAAATGGAAGGTTTCTCAACGGTACGACAGGTTGACCCTTAGAGTTCTTGGGAACATTGGGGCCAGGAGACATAAACCAGTCCGTAAACTTTGCAAGGGGGACTTCCCCAAACTTCGGAGTACGGACAGAAGTTGCAGAAAGTGCCGTCATCTTTGTTTCTGGAATTGATGGCGTTACAACCCCCCTCGTCGCAGTTCGATTCTGTAACCCCGTCTGATAAGGTTTATCATTGAGGGCAGTATGCCACATGGACTGTACCGCACTGCGGTTTGCCGTTTCCGTCGGAGTAAGTGACCCAATCGGGGGTGGTGTATAGGTACTGACTGGTGCCGTTCCCGCATCATTCGCCTTGGAGACTACGGTACTTCCCGTAAAGGGAGTAACGGTGAATCTCGGTATGGTCTTGACCGTAGTCTTGCCCCCGACTGATTTGGTGATAGCCTTTCCAATCGTGAACTTAGGCATGGGAACTCCTATGGAAGGGGCGGAGGTTGTGCTGGCGGTTGTGTTCCGTAGTAACTGATGAAGATTTTCTCCAATGCAGCGATCTCGTTAGTAGAGAAATCATATCCATTCGCACCCAACTTCTTTGTGCTGTTCTCGTTGATGAAACTCTGCATCGCATCGAACCATGAAGTCGAAGCATCTTTCAAGTCCTTGTTCCCGTAGATGATAGCGAGGGATGCCTGACGAACGGGGTCTGAAACGGAATGGATAATCTTTTCTGCTTCCGTAAAATCAACGCCCATAAGTCCAGGGAGATGATAGATGGTAGTTCCCTTCGGTGCCCCCGTTGAAGGAGCAGGAACCCAACCAGCGGATGCCTTATCATAATAGAAATCCATTCCACCCATAAAGTCGGCGAGGTTCGTATCAGAAATTGCCCCCGTACCCGCCATCAGGCGAAGGTTTGCCATGTTGACTGAAGCGGAATCTGCGCCTCCATTGGACATGATGGATAGGTCGGGTTTCTGGTCATAGACAGGGGTTCCATCGGGATTCGTTGTACCTGTCCCACCCGCTGCACCTTGCGCCTCCATGACTCCATTGTGCCGTTTCGTTTCGGCGGCAACGGCAGCGGATGTATCTCCGTTCATCTTCCCGATTTTCTCCATTTCGAGGTTATGCCGGTTAGTTTCTGCCTCGGCAGGAGTCATCATATGCGTAAGTGTCTTCTTCACAGGATCATAGTAGATTCCATTTTCCATCCATTTTGCAATATCGTCTGTGGTCGGAACCCTCCCTCCCGTAATGTTCCCGTTCGCATCAATGGGCCAGCCAGCCGCAATCAGGTCATTTCTATCTTTTTGTGAGAGAACCTGAGTAAGAGAGACCGAACCATCGGCATTTTTACCAACCACAATGCCCTTATCCAGCGCATTGACGCTCATTGTAATCCACCACTTCGCATCTTCGCTGGCCGCAGTAGCAACCGCAGCCGCCTCTCCGCGTGCACCCGTCTCGAAGGTAACCTTGGCGGTTCCAGCTTCACCCGTAAGAGAGGTAATCTCGGTGGTTGCCATGTTGTAGATGTCCTGCAATGTCTTATTCTGAGGGTCTAAGAAACTTGCCCTGAGTGCCGCGAGTTGAGTGGTCTTCGCAACATCAAGGTCATTTGCGAAGGTCAACTTAGAGGCCGTCAGGATTGCCATCTGGTTTCCGAGTGCCACCAGGTCTGCCCCGGTCGTTGCCGTGGCAGAGGCGACTTGGTTCATGCCAGATGCGGCGTTCTGTCCATAGAGATAACCGAGCATCCCCGTAAACGCCATGCCCGAGGCTGCGAGAGATTGTCTCGACCTCCAGTCGGCAGTGGCGATTTCCCGTTTGATGGTATTGAGTTGGAACGTCAGACCAGCCTTTTCAGATTCCTGTTTTCCAGCAAGACCTGCAACCTGAGCATCCACCGCCGCATTATTTTGATGAATCTGCGCCGTGATGGAGGCCGTAAGAACATCCACCTGAGTGAGGAATGCGGGGTTCTTCTCGATAGACGCGGGGTCTGCAAGTGTCAAGTTGGTTGTGGAAAGTGTCTGGACATCGTTCCAAATCTTGAAGTTCTTGCCGTACCAGTCCAACTGCGCCTGTGTTGCCCCACCCTCTACGGACGTATCAAATATCTTCTTGCCGCTTGCATCGGTCTTGAAGGGAAGGTTGACGCCTTGTTCAAGCGCCCATCCCAAGAAGTCATTATTCTTGAAGTATTGGGATTGGATGAACTGGCCGTAGACACTATTGACGTCGACTCCAGTTATATTCTGTTTGACGATAGAGGTTCCGCCTGCCGCTGCTTGATAGCCAGGGGGAACGACATCGCCAACTTTCCAGTTGGTAATCGTTGCATCTGCGCCCGCGCCCGTAGGCGCAACTGCCCCCATACCACTGACCGGTGCCTGTGCCGGGGTTCCAACTCCAGGGGCTCTCCCCGTTGTATTTATTGCCGTCTTTGCGAGAGGATTGGCCGTTCCTACGGAAGTCGGTGATGCTAGTTGGGGAACGACCCCGCCAGAGACAATTCCCGCCGCAGGACTTGTACCACCCATCACTGGAGTTGCAGTACTCGTGATGGTAGAAGAAGCACTTGTGGGTTGGGCGGCGCTCTGTTTCTGCCATACGGGAAGGTTCCTTGTCAGGTATTCCCCCAAGGCCCGGTCGAATGCACTCCTTGTGGAACCAGCCTGCGTTGTTCCTAGAATATCGGCGGCATTCCCAAGGACATTCCAGTCAATCTTTCCCCCGCCAGGAGTATTTGCTAACGCCACACCCGCCCCGTAATCGGCATCGATATTCGTCATGCCGAACTGGGTTTTGAGAATATTCCGAAGTGAGTTTGCCTTTGTTTGATAGAGAAGACGTGCATCCGAACCTATGGGTGCGTTTTCTCCCTGGAGTTTCAGGGCCTTGAGGGCCATCAAATAAAAGTCGGCATTATTCGTTTGTGCCATAGTGTTCCTCCTACATCCAGTCTTCGGTCAGAAACGCGCCAGCCAACTTATTAATCGCGTCCATACCCTTGCCTGTCCAGATATTATGATACACGCTCCGATGGAGTTCCCTCGGAATATAAATAACATCGTTCTTGTTGATGTGGTGGGCGTCGGAGTCAACAAAGAAAGAGTTCAGAGGAACAAAACCCAAGGCCCTGCGCTTAGCAACCTTTCTGCTCCCGATGACTCTTGCCTTTTCGGGATTCTCCATAAACCACTTCTTGGCAGCAATAACGGCTTTTGCTCTGCGGCTCATACCATTCGCTTCTGCCATTTCAGGGTTATCCCTTCGATACATCCTTACTGGTTTTCCCCCAGCATCTGCCCGCTTCCGATAGTACCCTCTTTCTTTTTCCAATAGCGCTTCCTTATGGTCACCCCGCCAATTTGCAATATACTTCTTGCGTTCTGGGCGTTGATTCCTTTCCCGCTCTTTCTGCCGAATGAGAACTGCGTTGTCAACAAGCCATTTCTCTTTGTCAAATTGGGCGTGTTCTTTCCGTCCATCGATTCGGCAGTCCGTACAATACCACTGATTCGGTCCAACGGGAAGGAACTCTTGTTTGCACCGAACGCAAATCTTCTTCTTGTAATCCGGCTTTTTCATACGCCCATGTACCAGATTGCATTGGACTGAATTGGTTTGACTGCCGCCAATAATCGGTGTACCAATTTTAGGCTAGAATCCAGTACGACCCACCCACAAGTATTATACCCCGTGACACACATGATAAATTGCCCATTATACAACCTAGCGGGGGCAACCATCGTTCCCGTCCCCCATGAGGAATAGGCGGCAAGTGAAACTACGCCCGCACTAATCTCGGTTGTATAGTCCACGATTCCACTCCACGTTCTAGCCCCCGCATTTACCTGACCGAAATATCCGGGGGAATATCCATCAAGCAATATGCCCCAAATATAAGATGCGTCTACCGCAAACACACAACCCCAATGATTGGGGTAGACATTGATGGTTCCCGTAACTTCGTTAGGGTCGCCACTAGAAAGCAGAACGATTCGTACCATGTTGTCCAATCCACGTGACTCAAAATAGTCAGTTCCATCGTTAGCCAGCATTAAACACTTTGCGGCAGCAACCTCGGCCGAAGTTGCATCGGTCTTGGAACAATCAGTCCCATACTTGCGCCACGGCCCATCGGTATCTGTCCTCGGGGTATAGAAATTACTTCCGTCACTGTATTGACACTTGAACTGTGAATCGAAAATATCAAGAGATGTCAGAGCCTCGTTACTTGAAACAACTGTCATTGTTGCGGTATTGATACAGGTCAGACCAAGATGATTGTTGTCACTTCCGACAGAACTCCATACAATCCACAAGTATCCGTTGCCAACAGAGATGTTTTGTGGGTACGCTGACGGACGATAGGCAGGAGAAAATGGCAACTCACAACTTGAAATCTCTAGGTATCCGCCTGTCTTTGGACGAACTAGGTAGAACTTACTATCTGTATGCTGAATGATGCCATATGGTTGCCCGTCCTGCCCCATGCCCGTCTGGACAAATGTGGCGGCCCCGAATTGATAGAACCGCTTGTCGGTATAACTCACGCCGTTCTCACTTTCAGGTTAGACGTCCACATTCCCGTATAAAACTTCAAGTCGGAAATCATGTCCAGTCCTCTGTCAAGTATGCACCAGCCAGCATATTCATTTCCTCCATGTTCTTCCCCGTCCAGACATTATGGTAAAGACTCTTGTGCATCGCTTTTGGAATATAAATCACATCACTTTGGTTAATATGGTGACCCTCACTATTGGGAAATGGTGAGTTCAACGGATGAAACCCCAGGGAGCGGTGTTTAGATACTTGTTTCTTTCTCGAAAGCAATGCCTTTTCGGGATTGGCAATTCTCCACGCCTCGACCTGTGCGTAGACCTTCTCTTTGTTGTTGACATAATACCGATGGCCATTTGCCGCCATGTTTTCTGGATGTTTAGAGAACCATCGATGGTTGAGTTCCATCGCCCTGTCGTGGTTCTTCGCCCGCCAATCTTTCGCATTATCTCTATGCGCCTCAATGCCACAATCCGCGCAATAACTTTGATGTCCGCTTGTGGGTTGATACTCTTTCCCGCATCTTTTGCAAAACTTCAGTTTCCACGCACGCATCGCGCTGCCCCTACGCCGTTCGGATACGCATATCTTGGGTAAACATCCCCGCATACAATTTGAGGTCTGCGATATATACAAAACTTAGCATATCAAACGCGTCCAGCGTTGCCGTCATCGTTGGTGCGACCCCACCCATCCAATAAATCTTTGGGTAGAGGGCGTTGGCAAAGGAATCCATGAAGGTAATCGTTGCATCCCCCGCCGCCTTCCTCTGCCATACCAAGAGACAACAGGTCTGGTCTAGGGGATTCAGGAGATAGATGTTCCGATTCTCCGTCAGATAGAGATACTGTCTGCATCCCCTTGACCAATCTACCGAAATAGGTACGGTTGTCTTGATGGTTCCGCCCGCGTTATAGGGAGTACAATCAACCCACTTCACGACGGTCTGGCCAACGGATACCTGGACTCCTTGCTGGACGGAGGAACCAGCGGTCGTCAAGTTCTGGAACTCAGCAGAGGTTGGCAGGTGGGAACCGAGAAACCCACCACCATTTAACTTAGCAAGAACGGGGTTGGGGATTGCTGCCTGTTCCTGCTGAAAGATTTGATAGGCCGCCCGTTCTTCGGGGGTCTTGATAAGTGCGGGGTTTGTTCCCCATATCCACTTTCCATCTGGCCCCAACAGTGTACTAGGCATCTACGTCTCCCGCGCTTCGGGTACTGAACTCGCAACCTACGTCACAAATCTGCGCCGTTCCCGTTCCACTGACCGTGAAGTACACGCCTTCGCCAATCTCGGCATGACACTCCAAGTCCTTTTGGAACAATCCCCCGCCCGTTCCCACCATATCAAGGGTCGTCGTTGCCCTCGTGACGAGGGTATCCGCCGAACCCGCAACCCCATCCCGACAGACATATTGGCTGACGGTGACGGGAGAGGTCGCGGCTTGCCCCACATACCGAATCTTGAAGTGGACGAAACGGGAATATGCGTCAAAACTTGGGGTATACGTCTTCGTTGTAAATGACCACGCTAGGGGTATTCCTGTGGCCGTAGGCGAAAGGTAGAACACTTTTCCTAGTGTAGTACCAATCCAGAGCCTATCGCCCCGTACGCCGATAGAACGGTCTTCCCCGCCCATGAGGGCAGTCGGGGTATCGATGTTCGGAGATGCGGCAGAAGTCATCTGAACATCGTACTTCTCCCATGCCCCCGAATCTCTATCAATGGCATAAATGTAGTTCACTTCCGAACCTGTTGGGAGTGCCGCGGTAGAAACAAGGAACCAGAGGCGGTTGTCGTATTCTCCCGTGAACCAGCAGAGTGCGGCGGGCAGATTCAACTTGTCGCTGATAACCTGCGGCCTACTTCCAGAGAAGGCGTAGAACTTGTTATTGCCCACCCAGTAGGCCATCTGCCCATCGGTATAGATTCGGAAAGGTGCGCCCGTCCCGAACCGTGGCATGGCGGCTCCGAGATAGACGGGTCGTTGTGTTCCATCAATGAAGGTGTTCTGTGAATAAATCCCGTCATCGCAGAAGATGTACAGAGCGCCGTTCATCTTCAAGAGGTATCGGATCTGTTGCTGCATCTTTGCCATGAAGAGGGTATTTGCCAGCGTCAAAGTTCCATCTACGGGATCGGCGGGGCCACGCCACGTCGCCTCCAAACTAGGGTCGGTGACATCAGACCCGCGCAATATCTGGGCGAGGTTGAACCAGATACGTCCCTCCTGTTCGCAGACAGTGGCACACATGTGGGTCTGGTCAAAATCCTGGTCGGCGGCAGTAATGTTCGTCCCACCCGTCGCGGTTGACCACAGCCCTGTCGTATAGCGAACATAGTATCGTACCGCAGTATCGGCGGGGCTATCGGCAATCTGCGCCGTATTCGTGTCTACGGTGTAGACCGTTCCTTGGTTGGACTCGTTGTACATCGAGCCGTTGCGGTTGATGAACAGGTTGGCCCATGACCCCATGATGGAACGTATTGAGCCGGAGAGTCCGGCGGCGTAGCAATCCGTATTCTCTACCGGCTTCGTGACCGAATGAAGAACCCCGTAATGGTCGATATGCAGGTTGGAGATGGCGTGAAGGGCGTTATCGGGTATCAGCGCCCCGTCAATGCTATCAAACAGGCCGCCCAGAAACCCGCCGCCCCAGATCGTATACGATTTTGTAGTGTTTATCTCACGATTTAGTGGCATCTTGTGCCTCCAAGGCCGCCTCTACCTCTTGTTTGAACAAGAAGTTGTAGGCTACGGCGTTTATCTTTGCCATTCCGCGACCGTCTGACTGACGATGCCAAACACTACGGTGTAATGCCTTCGGCATATAAATGATCTGTTCGCCATCAACGTGGTGGCCTTCGTACCCATCAACGGGTTGGTTAAGGGGGACAAAACCGAGAGAACGATGTTTAGCATTTGTCTTCTGTCTGCTCACTTGCATTCCACCGCGCCACCTATTGCTCAATGACCCCAACTTCCCCTTTTTAGCCATCGACATCTTTTCTCTAGTTTCTGCGGAGGGATTAGTTTTGGCCACAGATATTTTCACTTTCGTTTCTTCAGTACAGTGGGTACCGAGTCTCTTCGTATTCCCCATGTCAGCGGCAGACATTCTTGCCCGCATTTCAGTAGTACGAACTTTCCCCATATTTGCCCTAGATATCTTGGCTTTATGTTCGGAAGAAAGGGCGCGACCCTTATGCGCGGCAGACATCTTTTCCCTTGCTTCGGGGGATGGATTCTTCCCCGTATTTGCAGTACCAATCTTTGCTCTCGTTTCTGCAGATACAGGATGCCCCATCAACTTAGCAGATATGTTGGCTCGCTGCTCATCAGTTCTGTGCATCCCACTATTACTTCCCATATTAGGAAGGATACCAGGTATCGGTTATCGTGATTGGTTGTATACTCGGATTATATTCCCACCGTTGGCGAATCTCACTGAACAGGGCCAAGTGCTGTTGGGCAAGAGCAATTTGCTCGTCCTTGTAATAAAGCATGGCAACGGCATACTCTATCGCCCCCACGACATATTCCTCGGTCAAGTCCATCGTGATTCCATCTGCTGTCCAGAGGTCGGGAAGGCGCGTTCCCAAGAGAACGATAACGCCCGTCATATTCTCATCGAACGTCATTAGACCATCGTGGAACGAGAAGTCGTCACCCACCATAATAAGTGGGGCATCGGTGAACCTTCCCTCATAAATAACATAGGTTGAGGCGGCGGCAGGGTTGACCGTCCATGTAGCGACCGTCAAAACCGTGGCCGTATTGGACGTAATCCTGCGGACTTGCCCCACACCGGTTCCTCCGGTGACGACAAGGTAATCTCCAAGATAGGTGTTGACC